AAAAACCTGCTGGTGTTTGTAATTGAATCCTTAATATAAAAAACGCATCAGGAACAGTTGCACCAACTGCTACAAGATTTGAATTAAATGAAATTTTTACTATTTCATTAAAAGCTATATTAGGAAAATATGTAGGTTTTATAGATGCGTTATATGGTGATACAACATTTGTAATATCTATGTAATAATCATTTGATAATTTACTAGGATATGGTGCTACAAATATTAATGCACCATTTACATCTTCAGTCCAAGCGTAAGCGTGAGTGGTTGATACTATTTGTTTTAAATCGCCATTAGTAATATAGTTTGAAGGATATTCAATGTTCTTATCAAATTGTACTTTGTTATAACCCTTTCTTAATAGTTTCATTTGGCTATTATCAACAAAGAATAAACCTGTTGTATTGTCAACAAATCCATCTATTAATCCATTAAAACTTGTAGTTCCTGAATCAACAACCAACCCAGCATTATCATATTCAGTAAACCAATATGTTTCTTGTGCAAATTGTGAGACTGCTAATATTTGCCATTTGCCTTGTGCTTGAAATAATCTTGCACCAAATCCCTTTACTATTTTAGTAATAACTGCCAAGCAATTATCTACCTCATAATCATTAGTAATAAATAAAGCAAAGTTTAAATATGATTGTTTTAATGGGTCAGCCCAGCTTACATCTGCTCTATCATCCATTCCATCTGCGTAATAACTTATTCCTGTTATAACATTTAAGTTAGTAGGAAAAGCAATTGCGTTTAATGAGTTTATTAAAAAAAACATACAGTCATTAAAATCACTTAAAACATAATCTTCAGCTAATGGGTATTTAATCTTTTCTAATATACCCAAACCATCTATTGCGTTAAATGAAAGTTCTTTCCTGCCTGTTGTAAATGAAAATTGAACACTATCACTTAATGCCCATCCTGTCCACTCTAAAATTTCATCATAATAAAGTTCACATAAATATTTCCTATCGTTTAATGTTGTTAGGTTTGGCATATTTTCAATGTCATCCGTAACATCAATTCCAATATTTAATTGACTTGTATAAATAGGCTCAAAAATATCATCGCTTCTTGGGATATATTGCAACTGAATTGTAGTTGCTGGATATTCAATTATACTACCAGCATAATCATCTTCTAATAAATACAATTCCGTAATGCTGCCACTTTTGGAAGCCATTGTTATTTTATATTTATTTGCGTATGCCATTATACTCCCCTTCTTAAGTTAAGTGAATGATTAGACCTTTGTAATGCTAAAACTAAATCATTACCTCTTAATACAAATGAGCCTCCGCTCATTGTATCGCCTGAATTAGCACCTGCTGAAAATGCTTTACCAAAAAAGCTATCCAATTTAGACAATGGCATTATTGCTTCACTTTCTCCACCCTCACCTACCATTGCAAATGTTGGTTTGCTTACTATTCCACCTTCTGCTAATTTTGGAAATCCTAGTAACTTACCTAATCCACCAAATATATCACCACCGCTTGAAGGAACAGGAACACCGCCCATTCCTAATGCAGTCATAATAGCTTTAAATATCAAAGCCTGAACAACCATTTGTGCCAATTCTAATACCATATTTCTAAACATATTTGTAACTGCTTCTCCAATATTTTCTCCTTGAGCAAGTGCTTGAAATATACTACCAACACCTTGTGCAATATAACTTGCAGTTGTTGCTGCTTCGTTTAATAAAAAATTAAATTTAGCTTGTTCACTTGCTGCCTGATTTATTGCATCTGCCTCTACAAGTGCTTGAGATGGTCCACGACCCAAAATCCCTTGTGGTGCTGCTGGTGCAACAGGTGAAACAGGTTTATCAGTTGGTAAAAATGTTCCAACTTGTTCAGCAGTTAATTTAGTAAACGCTTTATAGTTTTTAGTTACTTCTATAATAGTTTTATCTAATTCTTTTGCACTTTTATCCATTACATAGTATGGATTATTCAAAGCATTTTGTATTGTTGTTGTTACTGATGTATTTAAATCATCAATATCATTTTTTAATACTTGTGCTGCTGCTCCTGCTGCTATGTAAGCATCTTTATCTCTATTGGTTACGGCTGCAACTGTTACCGAAGCATCTACATAACCATTAATCATATTTTTAGACCTCTCTACACTTGCAACATATTCTTGACCAGCTTTTGTTGCTAATTTTGTAGCATCGGTTAATTTTATATTCTTATCCGCAATTTCATCTATATATCTTGAAGTAATTGCTTGTGCAACTAAAGCCTCTGTATATAATTTGACTGCGTTTTTAGCATCATCCGTTGTTTTAATACTAGTTGTATAAGCAGCATTTACTTTACCTAATTCATTCTTAACTGCATCTAATGCTTCCTTTCTCCTTGCATCCGTATTGTTTGCGTTTTCAGCAACATTAATATAAGCAAGTAATTTAATACCATTTTCACTTGCAGATGCTTGTGCTTTATCTAAACTTTCTTTTAATTTGTCTTGTGCTTTACTTGCTTCGGTTGTTCCATTAATAAAACTTGCTATTTTCGGACCAAATGCGACTATCAAAGATGAAACCACACCCAATGCTAGACCAATACCTGCTGGACCCATTAAACCCTTTGCCATCTCTTTTAAAGCACTACCTGCTGAACCGCTTGTTTCTTTTAATCTTTGGAACGATTCTAATAATGGGTTTAAGTTATTGGCAATACCTATAAATCCGTATGGAGCATCTTGAGCAACCCTTGAAACATTGACCAAAGCCTGTGTTGCTTGATTACTTGCTGGAGCAACTCTTTTAAAAGCAGCACCCAGTTGGGTTGTGGCAGTAACAGTTTCCTGTATATTTTGAACCGCTTGTTTATTGTCAGCGGTTATCGTAATTTTTAATGTTTCTTGTGCCATTTTATTATTTTACTCCGTACAACTTTAATGTCCTTGCTAGTTGCTCCTGCGTTAGTTTAGGCTTTTCTTCTTCTACTTCATCACTAGGCAAAGGAAAAAAGGACTTTATACTTTTCGGATTTTTATCCGTTGAATTTGACCTATAAATCATATAAGCTAAAGTTCTTGTCCTTTCCCATTCCTTTATCTGCTGATTCTCGTAAGCCTTTTTATATAATAAAAATTCTCGCCAAGTAAGTTGCCAAAACTCATTAATTGTCAAGCCAACTTCTATTGCGAGAATAATTATTGAATCCCAGCTATATATTCCTATTTTTTTTTTCCTTTGTCTTTGGTTACTTCGGCATTTTCTTTTGTTTCAGGAATCATTGAAGTCTGCATAAATTTAATAAAATCTATTAGCTGACCATCCTTTGCAGATAACCCACCAACCTCATCAATCCAATCGCAAACGATAACATCGTTAAATTCAATTGGTTGATTTAGTGTCTTACATCCGCTTTCGGCAGATGCTTGGATTATATGCACAATTGTTCCTAATTCAAAAGCCCCACTTGATAAAATATTGATTAAGTCCAAAAGAGATTTATTCTCTAATTCGCAAAATCTTTTCATTGCCCAAGTACCCCACTTCAAAGGGATTGTTTTGTTGTTGTTCAGTCTTAATTCAAACATAGTTTAGTTGTTGTTTTACGCTTGTTCAGTTTGTGCAATTGGTGGAACACATACTACAAAAGTTGCAGTAAATTTCACATCATCGCCATCGTCTGCTTGTACTCCAAAATCGCTAATAAATACAGTGCTTGTAGAAAGTCCACCATAATACACATCACCTGAAGTTGGAGTTGCTTTACCCATTTTAATAGTAAAAATAGTTTTAGCAGCGTGTGCTGTGTACAATTGTTGGTAAGAATCCTTACTTGGAGTTCCTGTTTCATCAATTGCGAATCCTTCACACTCAAAAGATTGAGTAAATACAGGACTTGGTGTGTATGAATTACCACACTTTGAAGTTGCATCAATCGTGTCGTTAGTTGATGTCAATGAGTTTGTCGTTAAACAAGCCACAGGTAAAAAAGTTGTACCTGCAGCTAAATCTGCTAAAAGGAGATAATCCCTTGCTGATACTTTAGTTTCTGCCATTTTATTTTAATTTTGAGTTATTATTAAATTGTAAGTTATTATTGTTCTAAATACGTTATCCAAAGGGTTTAAACCATCTAAATTTCTAATTGCACCAACCACCAAACTTGAAGCATAAAACCCATTTGCAAGGGTTATATTCGTGTCGGAATTGATTGCAGTTAGTATTAAATTGCTTATCGTTTCGGCTCTTTTATATCCAAAGTTACTATTTTTTATGACAATGTCAACATCCATAGTAACGGCATTCGTATAACTGATTTTTCCTTGTTCTTGTGCGGATGTTCTGCCTGTCATAATTATATATTCATCAGTTGCAGAATCAGGTGCTATCCCATCATAAACAGGTAATGCACTTGAACTTGTCAAGTTGGTATAAAACCATTTCTTTATTTCTATATTAGGATTAAGCATTTAATAATTTATTTAGTCTTTGTATAAGTTTAGGTTTCTCCATTTCGTAAGCTGGAACTAAAAATGGTTGTGGTCGCATACCTTTTCTTAATATGCTTAAAGCTATTACATAAGCCAAACCTTTATCATTTTTACCATTACCAACTCCTTTACGCTTTACCCACAAAGTTAATGCTTCAACCATATCCTTAAACTTGCCTCCGCTTTTACCTTTAAATTGTTGAGCATAAGATTTGAAGTCAGCAGGTACGCTTACTTGTGGTCCAGTGCCAAATTCAACATAAGCAGAATACGAAGCGTTAGCTGCAACCGAATATGTCAACTCACCATCTTTTGTAAGTGCTATTGAGTTCCTTAATTGACCAAAGTTTACAGGTGCTAATCTTTTAGCCTGATTCTCTATTTTTAGTGCAGATGCGTTTATTTCATCACTTACATCAACTTTTAATGCAGTAGTCAAGTTTTTTAACTTGCCTTCAAGTTCTTTAAATCCAGTTAAACTTACTGCAAATGCCATTATGCGTACATTAATATTTCGTAAAATCTAAACTGATTCTCTACATCCTTAATTGAATGGATTGTGTACATTTCCCCTTCAGCCTCTATTTTGTACATATTGTTAATTGTTACATCGTACCTGATAAATACTTTAGCTAAACGAGTAAAACTCAATTGTGCTTCTAATAATGCCCTATTTTCGTTTTCAGGTCTAAAATCCCCAAATACGACCTCTTGTAAGGCATAGGTAGTTGTATACCCACCTTGCCCATCAGCGGTGATTGTAGGCACATATAAGCCTATTTCCGAGTACATTGTGTTGG